GGAACTCCGGCGATTAAGGATACAAGCCGTTTATGGGTCAAGTATCTTGCCGGAGACCAGAGGCAATTGCATTTACCCTGCCCGCATTGCGGACATTTTCAGGTATTACAGCGTGAAGGGTTGCGATATAATCTTGACGAAAACGGCGATTTAATACGCAATTCAGTATTTTATGAATGTGCTGAATGCAAAAAGCCTATTTACGAAACGCAAAAACAAGAAATGCTTATTGCCGGAAAATGGATTGCGACCTATCCGGGCCGCGAAGTAGCGTCATTTCAAATGAACGGGCTTAGCCGTCCGTATGGTTGGCGCGGGTGGTATGATTTTTTAAACTCATATTTAATCGCTGAAAAAACCGGTGATGTAATGGCCATGCAGGTTTGGCAAAACGAAGACAACGGTATGCCTTACGAAGCGCCGGACACTTTCGAGATTACAAGTTACGATGTTCAAGACCATGCAGAGGAATACGAAAACGAATTACCGGAGGAAGTTCTTGTAATTACCGCGGGCGTGGATGTTCAGGGCAATAGGCTTGAGGTCGAAGTCGTTGGATATGGCGAAGGTGAAAGAAGCTGGGGGCTTGGCTACCACATGTTGCCCGGCGACCCGGTTGATAATCAGGTATGGGATGATTTACACGCCTTGATAATGAACACCACTTATACAAACAAGCACAAAGAAGTTCAGAAAATTGTTGCAACCGGAATTGATACAGGTTATCGCACAAAAGAAGTTTATGAATTTATAAAAACTCACAGACGATTTCATAGATACTTCGCGCTCAAAGGCTATGATAGCGAAGGGCACGAGCCGGTTAAACGCCGCCCGCCGAATAAATACGGAGTATCAGTTCACATCGTCGGCGTCTCGACGCTTAAAGAAAACCTTTACGCACGGTTATTATTAGCAGATGACAAGGCTGGTTATTGCCACTTCCCGATTGGCAGGGGGTATGACGACGAATATTATTTACAGTTGACCGCCGAAAAGTGCGAAACAATCAAGGATAAAAAAGGATTTAAAAAAAGGCAGTGGGTTAAAACACGCGAAAGAAACGAGGCGCTTGATTGTAGGGTGTACGCAAACGCGACCTTGTTTTTGTTAAATCCTAATTTCGCAATTATATATCACAACAGATTGAAAAAGCGCGGCCAAGTAGTTGAAAATAAAAAGAAATATAACATGCCAAAAAAGAATTTTGCCACAGACTGGTAACTGTAACAAAAAAGTTACACGCCAGCAAACCCGCATAAACGCTAACTTTGCGGCGTTCTCAAATCCTTAAAAACCCTCCTCGATATTTAATATTTCTTGACACCCCTTAAAAATTTCTAAAGACTGGTAGCAGGACGCAATTGCAAGGGGATGTTTTATGACACTCACCGTCGCCGAAAAAGAACCATTAAAATTCATTATAGGCACGACAGTTATCTGGAAGCGTACGGATATGCAATCAGATTTCCCCGGCGGAACTTGGACTTTGACATACGATTTTATAATGGACGGAGAGCATTTTCAAGTAGAAGCCGCCGATGACAGCGACGATTTTCTTGTCACAATAGCAATAGTAGTCACCGAGCTTCTCACCGCCGGTATTTATAAATGGACGGCGTTTGTGGATGACGGGACGGTACGATATGCAATCGATGATTATGGTTATCGCGGGCATGGAACACTTGAAGTTCTGGCAGATTATGGTGATGAGACCGACGGCCTTGACGACCGCAGCCACGCAAAGAAGGTGCTTGATGACCTTGAAGCGGTGCTTGAGGGCAAGGCTTCTCAAGATAAGCTGGCTCACTCGTATACGCTAAATGGCGAAACTCAGTCAATGACCAAAATGACTTGGACTGAACTGAGAGAAGCTAGAGACGCTTACAAAAGAGAATATAAAGCAGAGCAAGCCGCCGAAAAAGTAGCCAGAGGCGAAGCGAGCGGTCGAAAAATAAAAGTTAGATTTGGAACGCCCTAACATGAGTGAAGTTGACAAATTCTATAACGAACTTTCAAATTATCGCGCGCCGGAAAAAAAGCGCGAATTTCAGGCGGCGCGTCAAACACGGCTAGAGGCTGACTGGCTAACGAGCGGGCAGAAAGCGGACGCGATTTTGCGCTGGAATTTAAAAACCATGCGCGAACGCTCACAAAACCTTTGCAGAAATAACAGCTATGCGAGGGGTTTTATACGAGACCTGAAAGTAAATATTAACGGCGCGTTCGGAATAAAATTGCAAATGGCAATTTATAAAGACGCGCTTAAAAAAATACCAGACCTTGAAGCAAATGCAGCCGTCGAAGCGGCTGTTGAACGCTGGGGCAAAAAGAAAAATTGCACAGTGACCGGTCAATTAAGCTGGAAAGATGTGCAAGATTTGTTCATGGAAAGCGCGGCTCGTGACGGTGATATTATCGTTCGCAAAATAAAAGGCTTTGATAACGAGTTCGGCTTTGCATTACAGCCGCTTGAGGGCGCGTACCTTAACGAGGACTTGAATGATAAACGAAGCAATGGCAATATTATTACAATGGGAGTTGAGAAAAATTCCTATGGCCGCCCTGTTGCGTATTGGCTGCGAAATGTAAAACAAGACGACCAGTATTATTCGGCGGCCTCTGATTCAACCCGAATGCCAGCAGACGACATAATTCATTCATTCATTCACGAATACCCAAATCAAACTCGCGGCGCCCCGTGGATGATGACGGCGATGTTACAACTCAGAATGTTAGGCGCTTACAGCGAAGCCACTACAACCGGCGCTCGTACAGCAGCGTCGAACATGGGTTTCATTATACCACCCGAAAGCGCCGAATGGATAAGCGACGACAAAGACGCATACGGCAATTTAATATCAGAGGTGTCCGCCGGGACGCTTGAACTACTTCCGAAAGGCGCTGATTTCAAAGCGTTCAATCCGAACCAACCTAATGAAAATCAAGCGGAGTTTACAAAAACGATTTTGCGCGAAGCGGCGGTGGGCATGGGTACGGGCTATAACTCACTTGCCCGAGACCTTGAAGGGGTAAGTTACGCAAGTTTAAGAAGCGGCAATGTTCAAGAACATGATTTGCACAGAGTTTTTCAACAGTGGGAAATCCAAGAACTACATGAGCAGATAATTCCCGATGTAATATTATATGCACTTTTAACAAAACAGATTAACAGGCCGTTATCAGATTATAATTATCTTAATCATCCCACCTACATAACACGCGGCTTCGACTGGGTTGACCCTTCAAAAGATGTTCAAGCGGATATAGCAGCTATTGAGGCCGGTTTAATGTCAAGGCGTATCGTTTGTGCAAAACGAGGCTACGACTTCTTTACAGTAATTGACCAGTTAAAAGAAGAAAATGATTACGCTGGAATGATGGGGGTAAGTCTCACAATAGAAGCTCCGGTTGAAAATAAAGATGACGATGATGACAGTGAGGGCAAAGATGAAAAAGACGACTAGACAATTTAAAAGCAAAATGCAGGTTCGGGAAGTCGATAGCTGCATAATGCGGATGTCTGACGATGATATTATACAACGCGGATATGACAAAGACAAAGGCGAAGGCGAAGAAGAAGAAGTTTACCGCGTCACAATTTCAAGCGATAAACGCGCAGACATGGGCTGGGGCAACGAGCGGTTAAGCCACAAAGCGGGGCATGTGAGGCTCAACGCGCTTAATAGCGGCAAGCACATGTTTTTATTCAATCATCATAGGGATATATATCTTGCGAGAATTTTGGGCGGCGTGGCAAACGATAAAGGTGAACTGGAAATCGGTGTGCGTTATGTGAAAAATAAAGACCGAGCAGAAACGATAAAAGATGTAAAAAATGGAAGTCTGCGAGGTACAAGCCTTGCTTATAGAACATATAAGACAATCCTTGTAAAGCGCGGCAAAAATGGTGAGCTTGACGAATTTGATACTGTTGACTGGGAGCCGATGGAAGGTTCGGCTGTCACTATACCGGTAGATTCAACGGTCGGGACTCGCGGCGAAGAATACGAAAAAGAAAACATAATTACAATTTTGGAGGATGAAGAAATGTTAAGAAAACACGGAATTAGATATTTGAATCAAACTCAGGTCGACGGTGGCATACCCCCTGCGCCGGTTGCTATAGCCCCTGCGCCAGCGACCCCCGCGGTCGTTGAAAAAATCACTGTGCGCGAACCCTCGGACGATGAAATCAACAAACGCGCCGATGAGCGGATGAAAAGCCGCGAAGATAGACGCGCCGGATTCGACCTTGTACGCTCGCAATGGCCGGGCATTAAGGACTCCGAATTTAAGGACGCGCTTGACAACCCCAAACTTTCAGCGCGTGATTTTGCGTTTGCTCAAATGGAAAAAAGGGCGGCGAACCCTACAAAAGTTGTAGAGTTCACCGAAAACGAAGAGCAGAAATATTCGCTTACGCGGGCTATTCTTATGACCGACCCGCGTTATCGTGGCGATAAGCAAGGTTTTGAGCTTGATGTTTCGCAAGAAATTGCGAAGCGAAGCGGGCAAACTCCGGCAGGAATTTTTATTCCGCCTGAACTTTTCACGCGTGACATGACAGCAACAGGCTCAGGCACAGGCGACGACCTTGTTGCAACTGAACTTCACGCCGAACGCTTTGTCGAGCCTCTTTACAATAGGCCGATATGCAAGCGAGCGGGCGCGATTGAACTCACCGGACTCAAGGGAAACATTTCAGTTCCTGAAATCAGCGCGGCGGATTTTCACGACTGGAAGGCCGAAGCAACGGCGGTCGGAGAAATTACCCCGACCAGCACCACGATTGATTCATCTCCGAATAAAATCGGTAGTTATACCGACTTTTCAAAGCAGTTGGTTATTCAAGGAAGCGTTCAAATTCAGCGGGTAATTTGGAATCTCATGTTGAAGGCTCTTGCCGCGAAAATCGACCTTGCTTGTTTGCACGGCGCGGGCGGTGACGCTCCTACCGGCCTAGCAAGCGTCTCCGGTATCGGTTCGGTTGCGGGCGGAACAGACGGCCTCGCACCTGCATGGATACACCTTATGAAATTGGAGCGTGAAATCGCCGTTGATAATGCGTCAATGGGTAAACTGGCATACCTCACAAATGCGTATGTAATTTACAAACTCCGCACGACTCAAAACATCGCCACTTACGGAACGAGGCATTTGCTGGAAGCCTCTGACAGAAAAGCAGAAGGCGACTTCATACTTGCCGGACGCCCGCTGTTTGAAAGCAACAATATTTCGCACGCGCTCACAAAAGGCTCAGGCACAGGCGTCGGAGTTTGCAGCGCGATTTTCTACGGCAACTTTGCGGATATGTGGATGATGTACTGGGGCGGCATAGATGTTCTTATCGACCCCTACACTGGCGGCAAAGAAGGTCTCATCCGTATTATCGCGGACGCATTTTTCGATATGGCAGTGAAACGCGCAATCTCGTTTGCTGCAATGCTTGACGCCCTCACGACCGATTAAGAGGCAATCAATGGCAATGACGGTCAAAAACAGTTTTATCAAGGGCGGCGACTTAACTGACGACGCCGCTCTTGATTATTTACATGATAATTTTTACAAAGGAAACGACATGACAGAAGCAAAATCAGACACAATTTACATTGTGCGTGGAACAAGAGTGAGGCTGCTTGGCTTTGAGGATGTGCAATCCGTTGAGCCGGGCGACAAGTTTGTTATCAAAAAGGATATTGTTGTAAAAGAAGCGCTCAAACTTTTTCAGTGCGGTAAGGCGAAGGCTTATCTGGGCGAAAAGAGCGACGCCGAAGTAAAAAGGCTTAAAGAAAATTACCTTGCTTCCTTCAAGCCGAAAACCGACGAAGCGACAAACGACCTTGCAGCCAAACTCAAAGCAGCCGAAAAGAAAAATGAAGACCTTGAGAATCGGATGGAAAAACTCGAAAAACTGATGAAGAAATAATGGCGCTTTCAACTCAAGAACTGCATGACATTTTCGACACGGATGAAAACGCCGTGTCAGCGTCCTATTATGCGTGGAGTGGCAGTGCATTCGGCGACGCTGCCACTATCACCATTATAGGCAAAACTGAGGGAGTGACGGTCAATCCTTACGACGGCGAAGTTGACAATAACGAGCCGCTTGCGCTCATTAAAACGAGCGATGTAACGGGCGCGAAGCCAAAAGACAAAATAAATTTTGGAGGCGTGAATTACAGAGTAGTAAAGGCAATGCCAAACGGAATTGGTATTACAAAACTTATACTCGCAAAGATGTAAAAATGGCAGGAAAAGAAAACATAAACGCAAAAAACATTCTGGTAACAGTCGCACTGATTGTGTCGATAGCAATTTCTTTAATCGGAGTAACTCTGTACGCGAGCGAAAAAGTATCACGCGCTGAATTTGCGCCGATTAAAGAGAAGGTTATAAGACACGATGAAATTTTACCGCGTATCGAAAGAACGCTTGACCGCATTGATAAAAGATTGGAGAAAATGAAATGAACGAAATAGATTTCAAGCAGATACTCGACATTATAAATCAGCTTTTGCCGATTATCATTCCGATTGTGTTGGCAGCACTCGGAGCGCCGTCTGTAAAAAGGTACATGGGCAAGCAGAAAGCCAATCAGATAGCAGTTATCGTGCAGACGGTTTACCTAATGATTGAAAATGCCAAGCGTCAACATAAAAACAAAACAGAAGAGGATATGCCTTTTGATAAAATAATGAAGCTTTTCGAGACGAATGTCAAAGCGGAGCTTGAGGCAAACGGTATAAAACCAACTGACAAAATTATCGAGCAATGCAAACGCTATTCAGAGGCAAAGCATGTTGCAGTAAAGGGGATGAAATGAGTTTTACGATAATAAACCGAAGCGGGCCTTTATCCGCTTATTTTTCAGGCAATATCGGCACTGTTGTTTGTTCAGACGACGGCGGGGAATTACTTTTTGACCGTACAGCACACGGTAAAGAGGACGGCGACCTGATTGAATTTACCGCCGGAACAATGCCGACTAATATTTCAGAAGGCGTGAAATATTATGTCATTGATAAAACCGCTGATACTTTCAAAGTCGCATTGACGGCGGGCGAGGCGGCTGTTGCGAAGGGTGCAAGTCTCGGAGTGGATGTCATCATAACCGCTTGCTTGCGTCTGCTTGGCTATGGCACTTTTAATCTGAAACAAATAAAGGTGAAGCTCGGAGACGCGGGCGGCGGCGAAAGCGCGTTAAGCACAAGTGAGAATTGTTCGTTGCGTCAAATCAGAGCGCAGGGCGCGTCGTTCCGTGATTTAAGGTTTGAAAAAGATTTCTTTTCGGACGGTGCAAATAACGGCGAGCGGAGCGATTGCGGACGGCTTGGAGAAGAGGACAGGTTAATGCTTGATTTCGCAAACACCGACGCAAATATTGTAAATGTTTTTGTGGAGCTTGAATAAAATGAAACGATACTTGCCTTTTATAATCGCGTTCGCCTTGCTGATAAGCGGACTTGCGCTTGCTGAATACGGAAGCGGGGTGGGCAATTATTCTCAAGGCAAGCCGTCACTTAACAACCCCAGAATTTGGGGAACTGTTTGGTGGAACGCTCCAACCGTAGCGGCTACGCGGACGGCGATTTCAGTAAACATGATTGACGACACGGACCCGGCTGTCTCTTTTGACGCTTCGGGAAAAGCTGATATTTTCAACATCATAACAACCAACGGGGCAGAGGGTGTCACAATGTCCGGCTATGCTATAATTGCGGGCGATGTAACACTTGACGACGGTGCAGGCGATAGCCCGAAGCTATGCTGGA